CCTACTTCCTGTGCAAAGATTTAAGAAAGCAACTGCAAAAGAGGTTTGGTCAGAATCAAGGAGTATGATTTAATGAGGCGTACAATGGATAGAGATCTCGGAGATAGGATGCCGTGGCTACAGCCAAAAAATCGGGAATCGGGTCACGTAGAGGCCAGCAGACCGAGTGCACGAACTCTTAAATCGTTCTCATCCGTATCTGGAGATATGAAAAATATTTTAGCTTCATTTCGTTCAGAAGACGGGTATGCAGAACCTAGTAAATTTGAAGCAATAATTACTCCGCCGAGGGGCATGTCAACAAGAGGCCGGGTTCGAGCGCGATATAGCGACATGAGGTCTATTTCGTTAAGAGTTGAATCTATCTCACTTCCCGGCCGGAATTTAAATACTTTAACAGATTCAAATATCTATGGACCGACAAGGGAAGTTGTTAATGGGGTAACTTATGCAGAAGATATATCTATAACATTTCAAGCAAGCGTGGATTTACGTGAAAGAAAATTTTTTGAAGAATGGCAAAATTTAGCAATTAATACAACAACTTGGGACATTGGTTATTACGATAGTTATACTGGTGAAATTGACATTTATATAATAGACAGAGAAAATGCCCGGCGCTATGGACTTAAATTACATGAGGCATTTCCAAAAACAATTTCTGCTACTGCTTTAAATGGAGCAAGTAGTAATGAAATAATAAAAAATGAAATTAGTTTTGCTTTTAGATATTGGACACCTCTTGAGAAAGAAATACAAACCGCCGCGATGCAACAACTATTGAGTACCACCCTCCGTGTAGGCAATTATCCTGCAACGGTTAAATACCTTGAGTACATCGGCCCGGACGGTATGTGGCACCCCGGCGCCTACGATTCCCGGTATCCCGAAGATAGCCGACCTCTCGTTCGCAGTAAGTTGGGATCAATTAGATGAGTTTAACATTATGAAGTCAACATGTTACGCCATACACATAAAATGAAGGATGAAAAATTATGTCACTACCTAAACTTAATACTTTAACCTATGAATTGGAATTACCTTCAACAGGTGAGAAACTAAAATATAGACCCTTTCTTGTAAAGGAACAAAAAGCTTTGATGATTGCTCAAGAAACAGAAGATGACAAATTGTTGGAAAATACATTCGCTCAAATTATTAGCGATTGTGTTCTGGATGATATTGATCCTTATACTATGCCGATGTTTGATATTGAATACGTTTTTTTAAGAATAAGAGGAAAATCTGTTGGAGAAAAGGTTAAATTAAATTTGTTATGTCCAGACGATGAAAAGACTCGTGTAAATGTTGAAATTGATTTAGAAAAAGTCGATGTGCAAATGTCTGAAGATCATACTAATATTGTTAATTTAACAAAAGATATAAAGTTAATAATGAGATATCCTCGTTTAAGAGATATGACAGGATTTGATGACAAAGGAGAAGTATCATCTATATTCGATATGATCAAACGATGTGTTCATGAAATTCATGATGGTAAAACTGTTTATAATAAAGTAGACATTTCAGAAAAAGAATTGGATGAATTTATTGACAGTATGTCAACAGAAAATTTTGAGAATTTGAGTGCATTTTTTGAAACTATGCCAAAATTATTTCATGAAATTGAGGTAAAAAATCCAAAGACGAAGAAGAAAACTAAAATTCCGATTGAGGGTTTGCAAAGTTTTTTCGTATAGCCCTTTCTCATGATTCCTTGGAGAACTACTATAAAACAAACTTTGCATTAATGCAACATCATAATTATAGTTTGACTGAATTAGACAATATGATGCCGTGGGAAAGGGAAGTATATCTTGGTTTGTTAATGAACTTTTTGAAGGAGGAAAAGAAAAGAATAGAAGAAGAACAAAGACGGAGTAAATAAATGGCCGACGACAAAGTAAAGGTAACAGAAACAACTAAGGAATATGAACTTTCCGTAGTTGACTTAGTGCCAAGTGCGCCAGGTGACGAACCTACATGGTACAATAAGACAGCTGGCGTAATAGATAAGTTCAGACTGATTCCTAGACTAATCATGTTAGCATACATCTATGCGTTCTATTCATCGACAATTTGGTATATGGCATTATCTGATCCCACTAATGCACAAGCAGCATTTATATCCACCATAGTCGGTGCTGGTGCAGCCTTCTTTGGTTTATATGTTGGTAAGCCAGGCACCTCATTGCCTAAAGGAAAAAAGTAGGATAGTTAGATGGCTGATTTTTCAAAAGATATTCTCAATCAATTAAGGGAATCAAATAAAAGACTTGAAATTCTTGAGAAACAGGGTATAAAAGACGATACTCCAAAAGATATTATCGCTGATGCTTTACCAGAAGTTTTGGCGGAGCGTAGATACGGATACGAGTGGCCAAAAACGGAAGGGGTATTCGAAACAGACGATATTATCAAAAGGGATCTTGAGGCCGGGAAAAACAAACCTTACTTAAAGTCAATACTCGGCGCTCTTGATCCCAAAGGGGCCGCTGCGGCAGAAAAGGCAGCCGAAAAAGCAGCTAAAGATAAGAAAGATCGAAGTCTTCTTACAAAAATTGCTGATCATCTCGGTAAAATGCAGGGGAAAATGTTCGAAAAGATGAAGAGTGCTGGTAAAGGTATTTGGGCCGTTATAAAAGGTACTATGCTAGCTGGTTTTCTTGTAGCTCTTTTAGCATTTTTGGAGAGTGACACTTGGAAAAAAATGAAAGAGAATATAGAAGTCTTTCTAGATAATCCGACTTGGGGAAAGTTCTTCGACATATTCGAACCTGTAGGCAAGTGGAGTATTATTGCTGCTATTGGCGGACTTGCGCTATTATTTACTCCAATAAGAACAACAATGGCTGTTGGTGGGTTCTTATGGAAAAAAATGAAAGGCCTGGTAGGAATGTTTGGCGAAGAAGGATTCTTCAATAAAGGTATTAGAAGACTCTTGGGTTTGGCTCCGAAAAAAGTTCCGAAAGTACCACCAACTGGTGGTATAGCAGGTGCTGCTCGGGGAGCTGCACGTGCAGCTGCACCCGCAGCGGCGGCGGTGGCGCGGGGCGCCGGATCATTAAAAGCTGTTGGTAAAGGTTTGTTAAGAGGTGCAAGATTTCTTGGACCTATAGGACTTGCTGCTGCTGCAGCAGTTACAATTTATGATGGTGTTAAAGCTGGTATGGAGGAATATGAAAAAACTGGTGATTTAGCTGCATCAATAAAAACTGGTGCTGCAGCATCATTGAGCTCCTTGACTTTTGGACTTGTCTCTACAGAAACATTCAAGGACACCTTTGATTGGATAGGTGGTAAAACCATTGCTCTCACCACTGGCGTTAAAGACATGGCTAAAGAAGCATGGGTTGGTGTTAAAGACCTCATTCCTACGAAAGAAAAACTTACAACAGCATATACTGATTTAAAAGATAAAGTTGCTGGTATAACCACAAGTGTTACGGATGCTGCTGAAAAGGCATACACCGCTGTTAAAGATAAAATTCCTACAAAAAAACAACTTACAACAGCATATACTGGTTTAAAAGATAAAGTTGCTGGTATAACTACGAGTGTCACTACTGCGGCTACTGCGGCATGGACATCTGTTAAAGACCTTATTCCTACAGAAGCAAAACTTAAAGAAAAATTTACTACACTAAAAAATGACCTTACACCATTATTAGAAATTAAATTGCCTACAGAATTTACATTTGCTGGAATCAAAGAATCTGTTGGTACTATGGCAACCGCATTAAATACAAGTTTTGCGAACATCACTGGTATTGATGTAGATGCTACATTAACAAAAATTGGAGAGGATGTTACCGCTAAAGCTACGAAATTATTAACATCATTTAAAAATATCACTGGTATTGATGTAAGTGATACATTAACAAGTATTAAAACTGGTGTTACTGCTAAAGCTGCAGCCTTAGTAGACTCATTTGAAGATATAACAGGTTTGACGGTGCCAACTTTCGCTGACATCGAGACAAAAATTGCTGATATAGGAAAATCATTAAAAGACAACTTCAGTGGAATAATGGATAAAGCAACAGGATTCTTCTCCAGCACTACTGATTGGTTTACAGGACTATTTTCCTCAAAACCTCAAGGCCCCAAGCACGTTGCAGCAATGATAAAAAAATATGGGCAAACGGAAGAGGCTGCGAAGGAAGCTGGTTTGTATACAGATTATTACCGCGGCAAAAGTGATATTAATAGAGACTTGTTGAAAGCAGGAGTTGAATCGGGCACAATTCAAAAAGCCCTGTTACAAGCTATAATAGATGACAAGGAATTAACAGAAGACGATTTAGGGTTTATGGAGAAACTTGTAAAACAGGCTACAACGACAGATTCACTCTTTACCCATGATCAAGGATTGTATGATCGACTAGATAGAATATTCCCACCAACTAACCAACTAGTAATGAATGCTCAAAGAACTGAACAAATACTAGCATCAGGAATAAATAGAAGTATGCAAGGTATGGGTGGTGGAAGTCCAGCTCTAATAAATGCACCTGTTAATACAGTTAATAATAGTCAAAGTAACACTACTGTTGCTTCAACTGAATTAAAACATCCAAGTCCCTTACTTGCATCAGTTAATCTTGCAGCGTAAAAATCCCCTCTAAGAAATTCTTAGAGGGGATTCTATAGACTTATCGAGATGATTAGATTCTAATTACCATCAGCAAGTTTCTGAAAATAATCTAGAGCTTCCTCTTTATCATCAACTATTGATATTTCGGGAGCAAGTACTTCTTTAGTATCAACAACTGCTGCTACAGACTCATCTAAATTTGTCGGTCCAAAAGGAATATCATCTAATGCACTTCCTACCGTGGTAGTTCCAGCAAGAACCAAATTCAAACGGGTTTTCAATTCATCATATGACTTGAAGTTGGTTGGAGCAGTAAATTCTTTGAGAGAATATTGTTTCTTCCACACTCCTTCAATATCATCATCATTATCAAATAATGCAGACGATGTTTCGAACTCTGACTTATCGTAGTTCCAATAACCATCTACCTTACGAATCTTCAATTTGAAGTTCGCACCCTGCCAAAAATCGAAAGGATTGATTGGTTCCTCATCATCAAATACAGGTTGCATAGCTTCCATGATTTTATCGAAGATCTTCTTACCAAAACGATAAAGGAAAACCTTACCCTCATGTTCGGGATGTTTGGAATCACTCACAATATAAATGTTGGAGTAGTATTGCAACTTGCGCTTCTGACGACGAGCGATTTCCTTATCAGACTCTACACCAGAATTCCAGTATGCAGAATTCATTTCTGATACAGGATCATTTTGTCCAAGAGTGGTAAGAGAGTTCTCAATATACCATTGTCCGGTTGGGCCTTGAAATGCGTGATTCCAGAGTTTGGCCCATGGCATATCTTCACCTGATACCGCTGGCAAAAAACGAATAACTGCATAACCATTACCTGTCTTATCAAGTTCTGGTTTCCAGATACGCTCGTCCACATAGGACTTCTTTTCTTGGGGGTGAGTTTCGGACTGTGCTGCATTCAGCAGTTTGTCCAAAGAATTTTGTTTCTTCAACTTAGTTAATGACATCATATTTCTCCTTATGTTGATGTATGCTACGTATGTTAATTGTGTTATTATATACTGTTTTATACGGAATGTCAAGTTCCATTTTATATTTATATTACTTAAATTGTATGGTTCTTTTTTGTGTGGCCATATATCCTGTACCATAGTGCCATGGCATCTTCACAAGTTCAAGAGCCTCGCACAATTCGTTTTTGGTTATGTGTGATACATTATCTCTTTTAATTTTAACTGTGGAATCTACCAGATAAAACTTGATATGAGGAAATTCTTTAAAGACCGCTTGCATTTGGTTATACCAGTTTTCTTGATTAAACCCCTTTGCAGTAGCTGGTAGATAATTGTCAGTACCTTTATATATGTTATTCAAAGGCTCTTCATATGAACCAAGATCAAACCCCAACACATAAACTTCTTTTTTTACATTTCGCCCACGCAGATAATCAACAGTACTAGATTGACATGCAAGATGTAATGCAGTATTACCAGCTGACCATCCTATAGGATAATTAATCTTAATAACTATATCATTTTTCTCTACATAGGTAATCCAGATACCAATATCTTTTTCCATTTTCAATTTAAGATCGTCCATGTCAAGGTGTGGATTCATCAAAATTGCAGTTTCAATCTTTTCTTGCACTGTCGAAGGGTCTTTTCCTGTTATAACACATTGGTCAGTTCTATTCTTACTTCTGTGTATAAATGTTTCTGGAATATTATATCCTAAAAACATCATATCTACAATTGAAGCAGGAATAATGGACCAATTTGAGAAATAACAAATCCCCTGTTCCGGCCATTCTGGATTCTCTAAACAATATCCTGAGTCATATATCTCTTGTTGCATAGCATAATCGACAGCAACAAGAACATCAACATAACTATCACGATATATTGCATTACATCCCCAAGTAACTACATCTTTAGACATTTTAAAATTCTTGGGAACGAACCATGCTCGTGATTCACCATTACCTATGACAAGAGATTTACGCTGATTAGTCATTATTGGTTCGTATTGCTTTCCATGAAACAGGAAACAACTTTTTAGCACATTCATCAATTTTCCATGCAATCTCTTGCGTTTCTTTTTGTGCAGCTGGCTTACAACGCAAATTACATACACGGGCAAACGCATATAGAGTGCCACTCCAATACCATTCTGTCATCATAGACTGCGGCAAAACCATTCTAGCTTGTTCTGGTGTTACACCTTCTCTCAATAACTGTTCATAAGTCCACTTGGCAGAACGAAGTGCTCGTTGATAATAGTTTACCAAAAAATTGTGTGGATTAATATCAATTACTTCATCAGAAGACCCCTGTTTTAAATTTTCGGGTCTAGCGCGCCACTCCTCTGGTTCATAAAATTCAACCTCTACATCAACGTATCGCCGTGATACTTCATTCCATACTAATCCCACCTGATGTTTTACCAGTTGTCTTGCAACAAACACTGGTGCCTTGATATGGAACTGCATGGAAGCATGTCCAAAGGGGCTCCAATGATCATGTTCTGCGAGATATTTTATAAGTTGAGTGTCGCCCTTTTCATCAAATTCTTCATGTTTCTTTGCAAAAGAAACACGAGCAGCATTTATTACCGACAAATCACTGCCCATATGGTCTATTAGTTCTACTTCCATTTATCTCTTGCCTTTACATGTTCATCTATAAAATCTGTCGGAATATCAGGACATAGATATTTTAATTCTTCTGCCGTATATGTTTCTGGTTTACGAACACCGTACTTATCAAATTGTTCGTATGCCCAATCAGTAATTTCTTTATATAGAGTGCCACTCCAATACCATTTAGATTTGAACTTCATTTAACCTAATTCTCCTTACATTCCACATACACCTTTCACCTTTTTCCTTATCTTTCTAAATGGTGCCGGCGGATGTAATCGAAACACCGTCTGCTGCTTACAAGGCAGCTGCTAAGCCACTCAGCTACGCCGGCCAATAACTTTTTCCTTCAGCATAACGCTGCCCGGCCGCCGGTGATGGGGACGATATCCTTTTGGCCAACTTGGTTGACGTTGAGCAAGCTTCTTAGTTCGCTCCAACAACAGAGCATTCTCTTTTACCAATTCTGCACAATCGTATTCAGAACTTTTAATTTTGGATTTCAATTCTGCGATTTCATTTTCCATATAGGCTTTCTCTCTAACAACAGCCCGCCAATCGTCCTGTGGCAAACAATGCATTTCAGAATCTAATTGAACTGTCCACGTATGATCTTCGTTACTCATTAAACAAACTCCTCTATCAAGTCTAATAATAGTATTCTATACTGTTTCTTATCAATTGTCAAGAACCTTTTATATTTTTGTAATAATTTATTGGTATCATACCAAACATAATCTTCTGCCATACTTTTATTCCAGCTATTGGTGAACTCTAAAAGCTCATCAAGAATAATTAATGTTTCTAATGATACTCTTTTACCAAGATATTCTTTTAGCAGAAATGGATGTTCTGAGTTTTTAACTTTAAATATTGGATTGAAATCTTCTACAAATGGACGAATTTCTTCAGTGAATATAAAATGAAAATTGTTTCTTTTCTCTTTCCAATCTTCATAATTTTTATCATTGAACTTCGCAATATATCCACTCCGTTCTGCAACAAAATTAGCTACAAAATAGTTTTTAATCTCATTATAACTATCGTATTTTTTGGAAATCTTAAAAAAGAATGACTTGTCTTTGCGCTTCCAATATGAATCTCTAGACACACGACTCTTGCCCTTATAAGTAAGAAAGTCGTAATCTTTTCTGCTGAAATGCGCTTTCAACGCACAATACATTAGATAAACATCAATGGGTTCCATTTTGCAAACTCACCTCTTTCATCAATATAAAATACATTACGAACACCGACATCTTTGATTAATTGCTGACACACTTCACAAGGATAACTAGTAGCATAATCTAGATTTTTTAGAATACGAACAACATATAAATCTCTACCTTCACAATTATCTATTCCATTTCTAATAATTACTGATTGTTCGGCATGAAGAAACGGCCATTCCGTTCTTCTGTGCATTAATGGATGCGTCTTGTAACTGTTACTGCCTGTGCTTATCAACATATTTTTATGTGTAAGAGCTGCACCTAATTTAAATTTATTGTGCCCGCGTCCATTAGCACCAACACCTTGTATTGCTGCTAGTTTTGCAGCAGCGAAAAATTTGTAGTTCATCTTAAACTGGTAGTTGCGCGGTTTTTGGTAAAAAGTTTAGTTCTCTTGCATTTGCTTCAATCTTTTCTTTAAGTCCCTTTGAAATTAAAGAACTGACTGATTCAGGTTCCACTCCCTCTTTTTCACAATAATACAAAACAGCATCCAGATGAGTAATTTGTTTTTCTTTTGCGATATTTTCGATAGTGTTTGCAAAAATCTTAGTTGTTGTTAATGCCATATGAATACCAATTATAAAGTTGGGAGGCTAACCATAACCCCCCACGGATGTATTACGGCATCACCCGTCGATGTCACCCAAGCGGTAGGTGATAATATGAAATGGAAGTATTCTGTTGCTAGGAACTCCCATAACCCCAGTTTCATCAATTATGCAGAACGCAAAGCTGTATAACCAGCAGCGACAACAGAACGAGGCGCAGTACCGACACGATACTTCCTATAGGTTTTCCCGTCAAATGACGACACACGATCATTCAAAAAAATAGAATATCCTTCTGAACGTAGTTTACTAATTACTGCACGAACATTCTTAACACCATAACGTGCGCTAATCTGTTTTGCGGTAAGTTCTGCACCACCTTCTAGTGCAGCGGCGACCTTAGCGGTCTGGGTCTTAGTAGTCATAATCAATTATCTCCTTTATCATGACAAATTTGAATTGCCTCACAGGCAATCCTTAAAGTGAGGGTATTCTGTTGCCAGGAACCCTCGGAACCCCGAGTAATTATGCAGCTAGTGCATAATCCTCATATGCCCAATTATCATTGGCATTTCTTAATATGATCTATAAGGCGATCACTCCACAATTCTCCACATCCCTATACTTGCCAGTCGATCCTATTTCGCCCCCATCAAAAAAAGATTAGATATAATATACCACCAATGAGAAAAATATCAGCACATATGCTCCAAACAATATAAGCTCTTAACATCCACTTAGCAATTTCTTTCCAGCACCTTACATATGAATAGGTTGTGCATAGAGCAAGGGTCTTCATCATTTTGAATTCCCTTTTGATTTTTTCCCACACTAATCTCCTTATGGTGGAGGCGAGCGGTACTGCCCCGCTGTCCTGTACAATTTTCAGTTTGCATCATCAAATTGTCCTATATTTATACCATATTTAGGCCCTTTTGTCAATACCCTTTTTAGATTTTATTCAATATTTTCTTCTTCAAATTCATTCTCTTTAGGCACATCTTTATCACCAAAAACAAATCCGAAATCGTTATCGCTCAAAAATTCACGAATTTCACCAATTGGACGACTCCATGCCATGTGCGGCACAATTTGCCCCCAACCATATCCAGAAATCATTGACGGAACGCCGATCATTTCATATGTGTCTCTTCTGGTGCTGAATGCCCATAACGA